AACCGGCACGCCTATCGGCCCTGGTTTTTTTATATTCTTTCAGGATGTAAACAGCGGCGTGCGTTATTCGCCAGAGTCGGCCAGGCGACCATATGAAGAACCTGAGAAACCAGACGACCTTGCAATAATCATGGCACTATTATTATCGTGATGGAGAGAAAATGAACTTGCGAAAATTACCAAAGCAGCCGTCTGACTGGTACACAGTCAAGAACGCAGCAAACGGAGAGCCTGCAGAGGTCTTTATCTATGACCAGATTGGCAGTGACTTCTGGAGCGATGGAGTCTCACCCGCTGGACTGATTGATGAAATCAAGGCAATGAAGCTGAAAGACGGCGACACTCTGAGCGTGCGGATTAACTCCCCGGGCGGAAGTATGTTTGATGGCAACACTATTTATAATTATTTAACTTCTATCAAGCAGAAAATAGAAGTGACTGTTGATGGCATGGCGGCCAGCGCTGCCAGTGTAATTGCAATGGCAGGCGACGTTATCAGGATGCCAGAAAACAGCTTCTTAATGATTCATAATCCGTGGATGATGGTGGCAGGCGATGCCAAGGTGATGAGGAAGACGGCAGATGACCTTGACGTGATGCGGGATGGGGCTATTAAAACCTATCTATCAAAAGCAAGAAACATGAAGCGGCGGGACCTGGTAAAAATGCTGGATGAGGAAACATGGATTGGCGCAGACCGTGCAGTAGAACTGGGGTTTGCAGATGAAGTCCTTGAGCCTGTCCGCGTTGCTGCTTTGGCGAGGTTCAAGCTGGAGAATTATTTTCAGCATATCCCTGAGCCAGTCAGTCGTATTCAGAATGATGAACGGAACAAGCAAGCCCAGAGGCGGGCGCATATAGAAAGGCTTAAAAGCAAGTAACCAAGTTTTACATCCTGATAGATCAGGGTGCTGCGCTGAAGTGTTCAGAGTACCACCGACCGCGCAAAGAACCGACCCGCCTGGCGGGTTTTTTTATGACAATCCCTTGGAGGGAAATTATGAGAACTGTACTAGAGTTACAGACCGAGCGGTCGCAGGTACTCGCAGAGGCCGAGAAGATCCTTGACCTTGTTGATACCGATGACCGTCCTATGAGCGATGACGAGGAGTCCTGTTATAACCTGGCCATTGAGCGTGCCGAGAAACTGCAGGGTGATATTGACCAGCGGGTAAAGCTGGAAGATGCACAGGCCGCATCCATGAAGATGAACGCACGCAAAGTGCCGCCGCAGAATAACGGCGGTGAAGGCGGTGTTCCTGCCAGTGCGCATGCGACTATCCGCACAGAAGGCATGGAGCAGCATATCTTCGTTCCGCGATCTTACGGCAAGATGGTTGCTTTTCAAAAAACCAAAGAAGGCGAGATGCAAGCATACCGCGCTGGTATGTTTATCCGCTCGGCTATCTTCGGTGATGTTAAAGCAACTGACTGGTGCCGTCAGAATGGTGTTGGTGTTCGCTCTGCCCTTGCAGGTGGTGTAGCGACTGCCGGCGGTGTCCTGGTTCCTGAAGAACTGGAAACGGCCATCATTGATCTGCGTGAGCAGTATGGGCTGTTTCGCCGCTCTTGCCGGGTTATGCCAATGGGTAGCGATACCAAGATTGTTCCACGGCGCACCGGTGGCCTGACGGCTTACTATGTTGGCGAGAATACCGCTGGCACTGAGTCCGATGCCGCATGGGATAATGTGTCACTGGTTGCTAAGAAGCTGATGATCCTGACCCGTATGTCCTCAGAGATTAACGAGGATGCGGTGATTGACCTGGCAGATACCATGGCACAGGAAATCGCATATGGCTTCGCCTTGAAAGAGGACACCGTTGGATTCACGGGTACAGGCATCTCAACGGATGGCGGTATTACCGGGGTTCTGGTCAAGGCGATTGACGGCAATCACGGGCTGGCTGTTGTTGATTCCACAAGTGGCGTTGATACCCTGCCGGAGATTACGGCAACGGACCTGATTAACCTGATGGCAGTGATTCCGACCTATGCCAAAGCAGGGTCTGCGTGGTACTGCTCCCCGACTGCCGAGGAGGTGGTGTTTAATGCCATCAAGGTAGCCGGCGGTGGTAATACGCGTGACATCCTGTCAGGTATGGATCAGCCGCGCTTCCTGGGTTATCCGATTCTGTCCAGCGATATCTTTCCCGATTCCGTTTCTACAACCTATAACAATGAAGTTATGGTTGCCTTCGGTAATCTGGGTCTGGCGGCAACGCTGGGTGATCGTCGCGGTGTTCGCATTGCACTGTCTGAACAGCAGTATTGGGAAGAAGATCAGATCGGAATCAAGGGAACCATGCGGCATGATATCAATGTCCATGACCTCGGGTCTGCTACTGTCAAATCCCCGTTTGCTGTTTTGATCGGCAACACATAAACCCTGGTTATTACCCCGCTTCGGCGGGGTATTTTTTCTATTTAATTATTTGGAGGTTTTCCAATGTTTCCACTACAAAATACAGGGTCAGTTGCTGTTATTGCCCCGGCTTCTACTGCTACCAATGCAACCGCAGCCGGTGTCATTGATACGCTGGGTTATGAAGAAGTGAAGGTGTGTGTCTTGTTAGACAGCGCAGCATCTACATCTAATAATCCAGTGACTCTCTCGCTCACTGAATCTGATGACGCTACCACGTATTCGGCTATTTCAGCATTTACCGGTGACGCTACAAACGGGTTCACTATTCCCAATGCAGACACAGCCAATCCGCAAGTTGTTGAGATGAATGTTGATGCAAGAGCGCGCAAGCGATATCTTAAAGTTCAAATAACACCTGGCACAGCAGCGCAGATCGTTGGCGCGGTTGCAGTGCTAGGCAAGGCCAAGGATACAACCGCTGCAGGTGCTAAAGCGGCTGAATCAATAACGGGCTGACCAAACAGCTCCATCTAGGTTTGATGCCGAAAAGCGGGAACCTTACCCGCCTGATGGAGCCTTTTTAATAAGGGAGAAATAAAGGATTTCTTATGGAATTTAGAATAGAAAGCAGTGATTTATTAAACCCTGCCAGCCGTATCCTGCAGGCTTATCGCAGCGACATAAAAACACAAAAAGGCGAGGACGGCATATTTGCTGAAATATTCAAGCGAATAGGCGTCGCTCATATGGTTGTCTGTGACGTGGGCGCATCTGATGGTCTTGTCTATTCAAATAGCTGGGCATTGATTAACAATGACAATTGGAGCGGTATCCTCATAGAAGGCGACCCGACAACCTTTGATTCACTGGTTGAATGTTACAAGGATAAAGCGGCGTATGACAGGGTGTTTTTGGTCAATGCGTTAGTTAATAAAGACAACACGCTTGACAGCATCATTAGCAATTCAAATGCGCCTGAAGATTTCGATTTATTGTCTATTGATGTTGATGGGATTGACTGGCACATATGGAACTCGCTGGAGAACTATAAGCCGCGTGTTGTTTGCATTGAGTTCAATCCATCAATGCCGAATCATGTTTATTATATTCAGGAAAATGACTGTAGCGTCCAGAAGGGTTCCAGCCTTCGGGCGATGATAGACTTAGCCAGACACAAGGGCTATCAGCTTGTAGCTACAACAGATTTTAATGCCATATTTGTAAGGGATGATTATTATTCATTATTTCCTATAGTTGATAATGGTATTTATGCCATGCACGATCCCGGCGCTTATCAGTCTGTCATGTTTCAATTTTATGACGGCACGATCGGTAAGGGTGGGATGCTGGAGCCATTATGGACACGATGATTAGAATAGACCTCGGGGCAGGTGAGCATCCGGTTGAGGGTTACAAGTCCATCGACAGAAAGAACGGGCAGGAAGTTTACCCGCTTGAGTTCGATGATAATTCTGTTGATGAGATCCGAGCCAGCCATGTGCTGGAGCACTTCAGTCACACGCAAGTCTCTGAAGTCATAAACCACTGGGTCTCGAAGTTAAAGCCCGGCGGCAGGCTTCGCATAGCAGTGCCGAATTTTGAGTACATAGCCAAGGAGTATTTGGCCGGCAGCCCTGTGAATGTGCAGGGTTATTTAATGGGCGGCCATGCGGACGAGAACGACCACCACGGCTGCGCGTTTGATCCTGAAGTATTGACAGAGGCATTGTTGGCTTCAGGTCTTGAGCGGTTACATCAGTGGACCTCTGAGCATCAGGACTGCGCATCCCTGCCTGTGTCTTTAAATATGGGTGGCTTTAAACCATCGGGTCCGGCGAAGCGATGCGAGAAAACGACCGCTGTTTTATCAGCCCCGAGATATGGACCAACCATTCATATGCGTTATGCGTTCAAGGCTTTTGCCCTGTCGCACGTTCCGTATCAGATAGCCGGCGGCGCTTACTGGCACCAGGTTCTATCTGAGGTACTGGAAGACCAGATAGAGCACGGCAGCCAATACATTATAACCTGTGATTATGACACCATATTCTCGCAGGCTGATGTGATGGAGTTATACCGCTTGATGGAAGCCATGCCTGAGGCTGATGCTATCTGTGCCTTGCAGTCAAAGCGAGGCGACGAAGGGGTGGCCTTGTTTGGAATGAGAAACAAGCGCGGCGAGTTCATAAAGTCTATTCCCGGCTACAATATGGAAAGACACATGATGCAGATTACTACCGGGCATTTTGGGCTGACTATTTTCAGGACTAAAAGTTTGAATGACATGCCGCGTCCGTGGATGAATAGTGAACCAAATGATGATGGCGTCTGGTCTGATGGGAAGGTTGATGCAGACATCCAGTTTTGGAATAACTGGAAGGATGCAGGAAATACTTTATTTCTTGCGCCGAGAGTGATCGTTGGCCATCTTCAGGAAATAGTTACCTGGCCACAATATGATATGAAGCCGCTTTATCAGACAACATCCGATTACGATGCAAGCGGTATACCAATGGAGATACTGAGATGAACAAGCTGCCGTTACACAAGGCATCACCGCCGAAAATTGTAGACAAGCTGTCACGCGGATTTAATAAACTCCCGGTTGTTGAGCTTATCAGGCCGTGGCAGGCGTTCCCGGTTGGGTACAGGTTCAAGCCGCCGGGTGGTTTGCGTGAGGTCCTGATGCAGAAGCAATACATCAAAATGGCTGAATTGAAACAGCCGGTACAGATTCCTGTTGATGCTGAGCCAAAGAAAGTGCTGAAAAAGAAAAGAACAATCAAGCCTGTAGTGAAGAAGGATTCTGACGAGTAATGTCCACCACTATTGTAACGCCTCCAGCCAGTGAGCCTGTAACGCTGGCGGAGGTCAAATCACAGCGGAATATAATAGATGTTTATTCTGATTCCGAATTAACGCGCCTGATATCTGCGACTCGTCAATACGTCGAGGGCTATACAGGCAGGGCGCTGATTACCCAGACTGTTGATTTATTCCTTGATGAGTTTGAGCAAAAGATAGAAATACCAAGGCCGAAGTTGCAAAGCATTACCACGGTGAAATATACAGATACCGCCGGCACGCAGCAGACCCTGGATGCCTCTGAATATACGGTTGTGACTAATTCAACCGTTGGCTATGTGATGCCGTCCTACAATAACGACTGGCCAGATATCAGAGTTGTTCCTGAAGCGGTGGAGATTCGGTTTATAGCCGGGTACGGGGATGCGAGTACAGATGTCCCTGAAGATTTGCGCCAGGCTATTTTCATATTGCTGGGCATGTGGCATGAAAACACAGAAGACGCGCAGCCGTTTACATTGAATCAAATCCCTATTGGAACGCGGGCCATCCTTGATGCGTATCGGGTTTTTAACCTATGAGAGCTGGCAGGTTACGCCATACCGTCACCATCCAGTCGCCGGAGGGTTTACGTGATTCTCATGGCGAGAGGACCACGGCATGGGTCAGTGTTGCCCAGTTCATCAGGGCGGGCATTGAACCGTTAAGCTCGGGCGATCTTATCGCGGCATCACAGACACAACTACAGATTACCCATAAGGTTGTCTTGAGATATACAGATTTATTAAGCGGCATTGCTATCGGCTGGCGGGTTCTGTTCGGGGATCGTAAATTGATTATTGAAGGAATTAGAAATATAGGCGAACACAACAAGGTACTTGAGCTGATGTGCAGCGAGGGCTTGAGAGAAGAATGAGTCTGCAGACTGACATTGTTACAGCCCTCGCAGGGGTGGCAAGCGGGAAAGTATATCCGCAATTTGTCCCGGCTGATGTGGACCTGCCTTTTGTTGTCTATCGAGTTTCAAATAAAAACCCGCTTGAGACATTATCGGCGGGTACTGTAGAGGTCAATTCTATAGTTGAATTTGATTGTTATGACGAGAATTATAGTGGCGCTTTAACTTTGGCCGCTGCGGTAAAGTTAGCGATTGAATCAAGCGCCCTTGTCTCTTATGAGACTAATTCGCCGGGCGAGAATTACGAAGAGATTGTTGACGTTTTCATGGAGCCTGTATTTTTTGGGTTTTGGCATACTTAGTAAGAGGATAGAGACATGGCAAGAATTGGAACCAATATGACTGTACAGGTTGAATCTGTCGCAGAAACAGCTTTCACAAATATCAGTGGCATCACAAAGGCTGACCCTGGCGAAGTCACCACGGCAACGGCGCACGGTTTATCAACAGGCGATATATTGAAGTTTGCTGCATCGGCTGGAATGGTTGAGCTTGACGGGCAGTTGACTCGAATCACTACCACGGCAACTAATACGTTTACACTTGAAAGCCTTGATACAACTGACTATTCAACATTCACCGCTGGCAGTTACGAAGAGATCAGTGCATGGCATACCCTGTCAAATGCACAGTCAGCCTCGATGCCTGACGGTACGCCGGAGAAAATTGACATCACTACGTTGATTGATAAGTCCAAGCAGTACGCTTACGGGTTAGCCGATGCGCCTGATGGTTCAATTGCTGGACTTTATGATCCAGCCAATGCGGGTGTTATCGCTATCAAGGCTGCAACAAAGTCCAATACTGCGCTGGCCTTTAGAATTATATGGGCAGGCGATCAGGTTACTATTTTTAACGCTAACGTGTCTGGCGGTTCAGGTTTTGAGCTGGCACAGAATGATGCAGCCAAGTCAACCATCAGCTTCACTCCGGTAAAAGATGTGCTTGATTACGCATCGTGAGCGCGTCACTGGCTGAGAAAATACGCATCGCACGGCATAAGACGGTTGAGGTTGATGGATTAAAGATCGTATTCAACCGTCCTACAGATATACAAATTGCCAATCTATACGAGGAGTATGGAAAAGAGCACAGTAAGTATGAAGTTGCCAAGCGGTTTGTTATTGGATGGGTTGATGTAAAAGAGTCTGATTTGTTTGATGGCGGCTCTGACAAGATAGTGCCATTCGAGGCCGATGCTTTTGAAGAATGGCTGTCAGATTCGCGTGAAGCCTGGTCGCCATTGTATGAGGCGATCATGACGGCTTATGTTGAATATGCCGATGACAGAGAGACTGCAATAAAAAACTAACGGGCTGGCTTGAGCAGACTTACTCAGGGCTTGAGCCAGCGCCGCTAGAAGACAGAACACCAATAGCTGCGTGGAAGTTAATGGGCAACCAGATTGATTGGACTGCCCTGCCGATTGTGGTTGAGATTTATGGCGTTCAGGATGTTGTATTATTCATTTCACAGCTTGAAGCCATACGGGAGCATCTGAGGATGATCGGAGAAAATGGCTAACGAAGTAAAAGGGCTAAAAGAGTTAGCCGGAAAGCTAAGCAAGCTGGAAACAAGCCTGGCCGTTAAGTCTTTACGTGGCGCGATATTCAAAGCGACTACGCCTGTTGTCAGGCAGATGAAGTCGCGTATTCCTGTAGGCACAGAAGCGCACAGAACATATAAAAAACGGCTAGTAGCTCCGTCATTTGCAAAGCGATCAATTAAAAGACTAACGGGCAAGAGATACCTGAGCCAAGGTAAGTTATCTATTGCTATCGGTGTTCGCGCTGAAGCCTATTATGCCATACGATTTTATGACCAGGGACCTTACACAATTACGCGGCGCAGACAGTCAACGAACAGAAAGGCAAAAGGCCATGTAGGGAACCAGAGAAGAAAGATATCTATCAAGCCTTATACGTTGCGGAAAACGCCTTGGTTTGAAAGTACGTTTAGAACCAATGAATCCACTATGGTTTCAAGCATGAAAAATAATCTGAGGGATATAATAATGAAGGCGGTGAAACGTGGTTGATATTGCCAAACTTACCGTCCGGCTTGAAGCCGAAAGCTCAAAATTATCAAAAGAGCTTAACAAGACACGCGGGCAATTAAAGAAGTTTGAAGGCCAGGCAAAGAAAACAGGCAAGGCAGTAAAATCATCCTTCACTGGTTTGTTCGCTGGACTGGGTGCAGGTCTTGCCTTGCGCGGATTGCAAAGCGCGGTATCAAAAACATTAGACGCAAATGATGAGATTGCCAAGCTATCAACCTCCACAGGTATTCTTGTCGAGGATTTATTTGGATTAGACTTGGCGGCAAAGATAGCAGGGACATCCCTTGATGTAGTTGCCAAGGGTGCTAAAAGACTGCAAAGCAATATGTTTGATGCGGTTGCCGGGCTTAAAGAATCAAAAGAGATATTTGAAGCATTAGATATAAATCCATTTGATGAAGCGACGGGGACGTTGAGAGATACCAAGGAAGTTATCCTTGAGGTTGCCGATTCTTTCAGCAAGATGGAGAACGGTGCCGGTAAAGCGGCAATAGCTCAAAAGCTATTCGGCAAAGCAGGCACGGCTCTGATCCCGTTATTGAATCAAGGCAGCGATGTTATATCAAAGTTCGTTGATGAGCAGAGAGCTTTAGGTAATGTATTAAGCGAAGACGTAGCAAAAGCATCTGAGCGTGTAAATGATAACTTCACCAGGCTAGATACAGCATCAGAAGGTCTGTCTCGATCTTTCACGACGGGGTTGCTTCCTGCGCTTGAGGATATAACAACAGAATTGGCGGAAACCTCAAAAGGTTCTAGCGCGGCCACAGAGGAGTTTGGAAGGTTTGCCGGTAATATTTTAAGGACTGGCGTTTCGGCACTGCTTGCATTGAAAGCAGGGCTTGATGTAACTGGGAACGCTATTGGCCGATGGGCTGCAATATTAGTAACAGCAGCAAAGGGCGATTTTAGCCGTGCGTGGGATATCATCAACGATGAAACCGGCGGCTTTATTGATGAATATTCAGAAGCGGCAAATAGTATCAAGGCTATTTGGGATGATGTTGGCGGGGCGATTGTATCTAACGCTGATGCTACATCTGACCTGTTAGCGGCTCCGGTTGTATTAGCTGCAGAGAAAGTCAAGAAAGCTGGCAAGGAAATCAAGGACGAGATGGACCTTGCCCTGGACCTTTTGATAGCTGAAGAAGAAGGGCTAGTAAAAGATGATGCAAAGCAAATAGCCGGCCTTGCGGGTCCAAGTCCTGACCAGGAAAGAGCCAAGGAGATATTTGAAGAAACCCGCACACCGCTCGAGAATCTAGGCACAGAGATAAGCAGCCTGAATGAGTTACTTGATTCTGGCGAGATCAGTTTTGACACCTATTCCAGAGCGGTCTTTGCGGCACAGGATGAGTTTGACGGACTCGCAGAAAAGACAGAAGAAACCGCAGACCGTCTATCAGTATTTGCTGAACAAGCCGCAAGGAATATGCAGGACGACTTTGCGGAGTTCCTGTTTGACCCATTCGAGGAAGATGGATTAAAAGGCATGTTGGACGGATTCGTAACGACACTGCGGAAGATGGCAGCACAGGCAGCGGCGGCTAAAATATTTGAGTCTCTCGGCACGGCAGCCTCGGGTTCTACTAATGCGTTTGTTGCTGGTATCGGTTCCTTTCTAACACCCCGGGCAATGGGTGGTCCATTAGCGGCGGGGCAGCTTGCCCTGGTTGGTGAACGCGGGCCGGAGTTATTTATTCCCTCGACATCGGGGACGGTGGCATCTAATAATGACCTGAGTTCGATGGGGGCTATAACGGTGAACGTCACAGCCCCTCCCGGCAGGGATTCCCAGTCTGCTTCCCAGTTCGGGTTTGAGGTGGCATCGGCTCTGAGCCTTGCCCAGAGGCGCAACGGATGAGCTT